CATCGATGCACAAAAGTGGGGGTTGTGTCAGACCGATCCAATACCTTTAGATCCGGAAGCACCAACTTGGCTAGGACTTGATTTATCGCCTGATAGAAAATTTGGCGCATTAGTTGCAACTCAGAAACTATCGGGAGAAAGATTTAATTTAGTTTTACTTCACACTTGGTCAAATGATTACAGCCTTAATGATTTAGCAGTTGCAAATGATATTGCTCCTTATGTAAGACGATATAACACTCAAACTGTGGCGTATTCCAAACGGACTGCACAAGCTGTTGCAAGTCGGCTAGTTCCTGCTGGAATACCCATAACTGACATGGATGGCGCAATCTATGCAGAAAGTTGTGATCGGTGGCTCGGGGCGATCAATAGCCACAGGTTGCAACATGGTGGGCAGGATGAACTGACCCAACAAACACTTTCAGCAGCCAAATTGCCATTTGGGGATGGCAGTTGGGTTATTGGAAGGCGTGCAAGCAGAGTGGCAGTTTGTGCAGCTGTCGCTTCCGCACTTGCAACCTATTTTGCGACACAACCTGAAACGGAAATTGATATTCAAGTCGGATAATTTGTATTTATGGTATATTATGTGCTAATGGGATTATTCGATCGATTTACAGCAAGATCAAATCAGCAGACAAATACAGTAGATGTCGCAGCTGCTCTCGCACCATACAACGCACAGCAATTAGTTGGCGGAATTTTATTTGGAACTACAACCGCAACTCGTGAACAGTATATGGCTATTCCTTCCGGTGCTCGTGCAAGAAATATAATTTGTTCAACTGTCGGATCTTTACCGCTTGAGCAATACAATCATTTTACAAATGAACACATAAGACCAAACAGAGTAATTATGCAACCAGATCCAAGAGTTGCAGGATCAGCAATTTATGCATGGTTGGCTGAGGATATTTTGCTTTATGGCGTTGGTTATGGAATGGTTATGGATGCATACGCTGCAACCGATGCTTCAAGAATTAGAGCATGGACAAGAATTGCACCAAACAGAGTATTTGCATCACTAAATGGTAATTCAACCGAAATTGAATATTACACAGTCGATGGCAAGCGAGTGCCACCTTATGGCTTGGGATCTTTAATTGTATTTAACGGATTAGATGAAGGAATTCTAAATCGTGCAGGTCGCACAATTAAAGCAGCAGCAGAATTAGAAAAAGCAGCTGAAATGTATGCTAAAGAGCCAATGCCACAAATGGTATTAAAGTCAAATGGCACAAACCTAACTCCAGAGCGAATTACAAAACTTTTAGAATCTTGGAGAGTATCAAGATCAACAAGAGCAACTGCATTCTTGAATGCTGATGTTGAATTGCAAGCATTAGGTTTTGATCCTGCTAAATTACAATTAAATGAAGCCAGACAATACTTGGCTTTGGAAATTAGTCGTGCAAGCGGCATTCCGGCAAGTTTCGTATCTGCCGAAACTACTTCAATGACTTATTCAAACATGACAGCCGAAAGAAAAGCATTGATTGACTTTTCACTTCGTCCAATACTTACAGCAATTGAACAAAGATTAAGCCAAGCAGATTTCGTGCCAAATGGCATGGAAGTTCGATTTGACATTGATGATTTCTTGCGTGGATCTGCATTAGAGCGTGCGCAAGTTTATGAAATCCTAAACCGCATTGGCGCAATGAGCGTTGAGCAAATTCAAGAGGAAGAAGATCTAATACGATGAAGATTAATTTTCCAATAGAGATAACCGCTGCTGATACAAATAAGCGAACGCTGACTGGTCGTATTGTAAGTTGGAATGAGGAAGGTTCAACCAGCGCAGGATTAACAGTATTTGAAAAAGACAGCATTGACTTCTCAAAGCCTGTCAAATTATTACTTGAGCATGAGCGCACAAAGCCACTAGGCAAATTGGTTGATATTACTGCCACAGAGCAAGGCTTAGAAGCAACATTCAAATTGGCAAAGACTTTTGCAGCTGATGATGCACTTGAGGAAGCAGCCACGGGTTTAAGAGATGGATTTAGCGTTGGTGTAAAAATCAACGAATGGAAAAATGAGGATGGCGTGTTACGGATACAGTCGAGTTCCTTGCAAGAGGTATCACTCGTCACCGAACCGGCTATAAGCAGCGCACGGGTCGCTGAGGTAGCAGCTAGCGAAACACCAGAGAATTCCGAAGCAACCGCTGAGGAAACTACAACACAGGAGGACAAAGTGTCTGATACAACATCAGAAGCTCCTATCGCAACCGAAGCGGTAGAAGCATCACAAGCTCCAGTTGTAACTGCTCAATACATGGCATATACAAAGCCTCGTGTTGATACAAATGTTACAGCAGGACAATATCTAAACGCACAGATCAAAGCACTTGGTGGCGACACCGATGCTCGTGATCTAGTCGCAGCATTACAAATTGCAACTGTTTCTGAGAACACAGGAATGGTTCCACCAAATTATTTGCGTGATGTTATTGGCGTAATTGATTCAAGCCGTCCATTCATCGATTCAATTGAGCGTGCTCCACTTCCAGCATCAGGAATGAAAATTTTCACTCCTAAACTAGGAACACAGGCAACTGTTGCACAAACTGCTGAAGGCGTTGAGTTTTCATCAACCGATACAGTTGTAACTTTCCAAGAGGACAATATCGTCAAGTTTGCTGGAGCAAATGTTGTCAATGTTGAATTATTTGATCGTTCAGACCCATCTTTCGCTGATCTTTTGGTTCGTGAGTTAGCAGCATCTTATGCACAAAAGACTGATGCTTATGCAGCAAACATTGCAGCACACAACTCAGCCGGTTCAACCGGATCATCTATTTACAAATCCATCGCTGATGGAATTGCAGATTCTTATGGAGTTATGCGCTTCACACCAAACCGCCTATTGGTTGCACCATCAGGTGGAGAGGATGGCATCGATTTCGCTGGATTACTTGGCGAAGTTGCAGATGGTCGTCCACTATTCGCAGCTGCGGTTTCTCAAAATGCTGCCGGCTTAATCACACAGGGTTCAACAAATGGAACAGTCGCAGGACTAAACCTAGTTGTAGATCCTAACTACACAGGCAACAACACAGGCAACAAGTATGCATTAGTTTATCCATCAGCAGCAATGCGATTCCATGAGAGTGGAACAATTGAACTTCGTGCTAACTTGGTTGCTAATGGACGCATCGAAATCGGTCTTTATGGTTATGCAGCCGTAGTGAACCGCTTCCCAACTGCATTCCGTTACCTAGAAGTAGCAGCGTAATTTAACTGAGTGCCTAGGGTTGCTCCCGATCCTAGGCATCCATTAAGGGAGATTAGAGAGAGGAATTTATGCCTTCAATTATTACCGCAACACAATTGCGTTCCGTATTGGGTGTAAGTTCCTCTCTTTACAATGACGCATATTTAGATCAAATTATTGACACAGCAGAAACTGTTATTCTGCCAATGCTTGTAACATTTAAAGCACCAATTCAAGCAACTTCATTGTCAGACAATGTTGCTACATTTACCACACTAGGAATTCATGAATTTACCGAAGGGCAATCAGTTGTCATCACAGGATGCGGATCACCTTACAACGGAACAAGAGTTGTGCTGGCAGACAATCTTGGACAATATACCTTTTCGCAATCGATCACTAATGCCGATATACTCGAGGCTAATGTCATCCCATCCGGAGTTGCTGCCCTTTCTGGCGGATCAACTTATGTTGGAAATGCAGCTGTTCAATCAGCCGTCTACACAGTTTCAGTCGAAGTTTTTCAAGCAAGACTTGCTGGCGGAGGACAAATCGAAGGAGTAGATTTTTCACCAACTCCGTTTCGCATGGGGAGATCGCTTTTCAATAAATGCGTAGGTTTGTTGGGTTCATATATGGACACCGAAAGCATGGCTCTCTAAATGCCTAATGAAACAATCCTTCAACAGATCCGGACACCTTTAGCAACCGCTTTATCAGTTGTCGCAGGAAATGTTTATTCATTTGTTCCCGAAACAGTAATCCCACCAGCTGTAGTGGTTGTGCCTGATTCACCATATTTAGAATTTGAAACAATAAGCAAAACCAATGTAAGAGCAAAAATCAATTTTACTATTTCAGTTGCGGTTGCCTATAACAGCAATCCAGCATCGCTCGACAATATCGAGCAATTAATCATAAATGTTCTGGCAGTTATTCCGGTTGGATACATTGTCAGCTCGGTTGAAAGACCGACAGTTACTCAAGTTGGTGCATCAACGCTGCTCATCGCAGATGTTCGAGTATCTACCTACTACACGCAAACAATATAAGGAGAAATCATGGCAACAGTCGTAATTACCGGTCGTGATGTTGGTTTATCTTTCACAGGTGGAACAGATATTCAAGCACAGGCGACAAACGCAGTTTTAACCAAGGTCAATGAGCGTCAGGTTTATCAGACCATGGAGGGCGAGGCTTACAAGACCACAAACATTTCAGGAACATTTCAATTGGATATGTTGGCAGATTGGGGCAAGGCAAGCTCAGTTTGTGAGGCTCTATGGACTGCTGCTGAAACTGCACCAGATACAGACATCAGCATGACACTCACAGCTGCATCAGGAGCACAATTTGTGTTTCCAGTAAAGCCTGAGTTTCCAACCGCAGGTGGTTCAGGTATTGATGCTCAGACAGTATCATTCACATTCACAGTATCTAAGGGCGCAGTAACCGAAACCTTTAGTTAAAAAATAAAACGGGAGCAAACAAATGAAGTTACCAATTACAATTGAATATAACTCAGGTGAGCAAGCAACTTACATTGCCCAACCACCTGAGTGGGCGAAGTGGGAAAAGCAGACAGGAAACACTATTGGTCAGGCATCCGAAAAGTTGGGCATTTGGGATCTTATGTTTCTTGCTTATCATGCACATAAGCGTGAACTTGCAGGAGATAAGCCCATCAAACCAATGGATATTTGGATGGAAACAGTAGCGGATGTCATCGTTGGTGATGCAAACCCAAAAGCCATAAAGCAGGAAGCCTAAACAGATTATTGGTTGAGTTGGCAATTGCCACAAAGATACCAATGAGTGAATGGGTTGATGCGGATGACATATTAACAGCGATCGAGATATTGGAGGCAAGGAATGGCTAAAGAAACCATTGCATACAATAAAAACGATCTGCGTGATATTTACAAGGCTTTCAAACTTATGGATGACCAAGCAACAGAGGAAGCAAGAACTCAATCTGCTGCTTTGGCTTATTTTGCGTCAGAGGAAATTAAACAGGCAGCTCGAACTCGAACAAAGGCTGGCAAGGTTGCGGAAAGAGTCGCAGAAGGCGTTAGCATCTCTAAGTCCAGCAAAATCGGTGAGTTCCGTTATGGTTTCGCAAGACAAAAGTTTTCAGGTGGTGCTACAACGCAAACCCTATGGGGTGGAGTTGAGTTTGGATCTAATAAGTTCAAGCAGTTCCCTACATATTCAGGACGGCAAGGCAGAGGTTCGAGAGGTTGGTTCATCTATCCAACCCTTCGCAAAATTCAGCCTGAATTAATTAACAAATGGGAACAGGCTTTTAATCGCATCATTAAGGAATGGGTCTAATGGCAACCGGTAATCGCACATTAAAGTTATCAATTCTTGCCGATGTTGATGACTTAAAAAAGAAGTTAGGCGAAGCCGACAAAGCGGTCGAAAGTAACTCAAGCAAGATTTCAGAATTTGGCAAGAAGGCTGCTGCTGCATTCGCAGTTGCTGCTGCTGCTGCCGTTGCCTATGGCACTAAATTAGCCGTTGATGGGGTCAAGGCTGCCATCGAGGATGAGGCTGCTCAGTTAAGGTTGGCTGCTGCCCTACGCACCGCCACAGGGGCTACTGAGGATCAAATTGCAGCAACTGAGGCTTATATCCTCAAAACATCTTTAGCAACTGGCGTGGCTGATGACCAACTGCGCCCAGCGTTACAAAGATTAGCAGTTTCCACAAAAGATACTGAGGAAGCGCAAAAACTGTTAAACCTATCTTTGGACATTGCCAAAGGTCGAGGATTAGAACTTGAAACTGTTGCCAATGCTTTGGGTAGGGCTCAGGATGGTAACACCACAGCTCTAGGCAGATTGGGACTTGGTTTATCTAAAGCAGAATTATCAACCTTATCTTTTACTCAGGTTCAAGAAAGATTATCTGATCTTTATGGTGGCGCAGCAGCTGCTAACGCTGAAACATTTCAAGGCAAAATTGATCGCTTGAAAGTAGGATTTGATGAAGCCAAAGAATCCTTGGGTGTTGCATTGCTTCCAGCGGTTGAGAGTTTTATTGGATTTTTAAATGAAACAGGCATACCAACGTTAAATGCGTTTATTGCAGGTTTGACTGGCGATCAAGGATTAAGTGCAGGACTGGCACAAAGCCAAAAGGGTGCTGAAACATTTGGCAAAGCAATTGGCGGACTCGCAGATATATTAAAGGGCTTGCTTAACTTTATTCGTGAAGTTATTGGCGGATTGACAGAGTTAGCAAATCAAGCAATTAGAGTTGTTAATATCATTAAGCCCGGAGGAGATGTTGGATATATTCCGAATGTTTCCCCTAGTGCAAGTCAATTAGGAATGCTTGGCGCAGCACCATTGCCAGCAGTTCCTGCAAATGTTCGTGAAAATCGAACAACAGTTACTAATGTTACAGTTCAAGCCGTAGATTCTGAAGGTGCTGCTAGAGCAGTTGCTAAGGTCATTAATCAGAGTTCATCAAGATCAGTTCCACAGCTCTATAACAGCGGCATCACTAGAGCGAGATAATGTCAGTATTTACACCTGAGTATAAGTTAAGCATCAATGGTGTGGAATACACTGATGTTGCTATCTCTGATATAGCCCATCAAGCAGGGCGTGAGGATATTTACGCACAACCAACCCCGTCTTATATTCAGATCGCATTAGTGGCTTTAAATAATGAAAACTACAATTTCCAAGTTAATGACGGAATAGCCTTACAGGTCAAAGACAGCACCAATGTTTTTAGGACTTTATTTGGTGGCAACATTACAGACATTACCACCGAGGTTGCATCAGCTAGTAGCGTTGCAGAAACCTTCACTTACACAATCCTTGCATTAGGTTCATTGGCTAAATTGCCTAAAGTTATCTATGACGGCACATTGGCTCGAGATGATGATGGCGATCAAATGTTTGAATTGCTTTCTGATCTATTCTTGAACAATTGGAATGAAGTGCCAGCAGCTGAAACATGGGCAGGATATGACCCAACAATTACTTGGGCAAATGCGGAAAATCTAGGACTTGGCGAAATTGATAGACCAGGAGTTTATGAAATATCAAATCGAGGCGCAGACCCAGATACTGTCTATAACATTGCAAGCCTTATTGCTGATAGCGCATTTGGTGTTTTATATGAGGACAACGAAGGTCGCATTGGATATGCCGATGCTTTACACAGGCAGAATTACCTTGCCAATAATGGCTATACAGAGATTTCAGCAAACACAGCCTTTGGAGCAGGATTAAAGGTTTTAACTCGGGGCGCAGATGTCCGCAACGATGTATTCTTGAATTATGGCAACAACTTTGGTTCACAGGTAAGCGCAATTGATTTAGACAGTATTGAGGTATTTGGTTACCGAGGTGAAACCATCAACACAGTCTTGCATGATGCCACCGATGCACAAAATGTAGCTGATCGGTTTATATCTTTAAGATCTTATCCAAGAGCCTTATTTGACAGCATTACATTCCCATTGACTAACTCAGCCATTGATGATGCAGACCGAGATGCCTTGCTTGGCATTTTTGTGGGTCAGCCAATGCGAATAACAGACTTGCCTGTCCAGATAGCCCCAACTCAACAGTTTGAGGGTTATGTTGAAGGCTGGCGTTGGAGCACTAGATTCAACGAATTATTTTTAACCATAAATCTGAGCCCGATCGAGTTCTCCCAAGTTGCAGTTCAATGGGAACAAGTATCAGCCTCAGAGGCTTGGAACACTCTAAGTGGTACACTAACATGGGAAAATGCGATTGGAGCAGTAGTTTAATATGGCAACAACTACAAATTATGGATGGACAACACCAGACGACACCGATCTGGTTAAAGATGGCGCAGCTGCTATTCGCACGCTTGGGTCATCTATTGATACAACAACTAAAAATTTAAACCCTGAAACAACAACTGGCGACATTGCTTATAGATCAGCAACAGCCAATGTTAATACTAGACTTGGTTTAGGAACTGCTGGACAAGTGCTAAGAGTTAATTCTGGTGCAACAGCACCTGAATGGGCAACAACCGCAGATCAAACTCCATTAACCACAAAAGGTGATTTATTTGGATTTGATACAGCTGATGCAAGAATTCCAATAGGAACAAATGGGCATGTTCTTACAGCTGATTCCGCTCAAAGTTTAGGTTTAAAATGGGCTGCACCTGCTGGTGGTGGAAAAGTGTTGCAGGTAGTCGGTGCATCAACTACTACATATACAACCTCATCAAATAACACTTTTGTTGATACAGGATTAACAGCAAGCATCACTCCAGCATCTGCATCAAATAAAGTTTTGGTTTTGTTGAATCAAAATGAAATTTACAAACAATCTGGAACAACTTCAACAGATGTCAAATTATTTAGAGGTGCAACAGAAATTGCTTATGGCAAAAACATTGGCTATGACGGCACTTCCGTAGAGTTTAGAGGATTAAGTTATGGTGTTAGTATTTTAGATACACCAGCAACAACATCATCAACCACATATAAAACACAGTTTAGAAGCGCACAAAACACAGGAACAGTATCCATTGGTGGAGATGCGCAATCAACTCTTATCTTATTAGAAATAGGTGCATAATGGCTATTGGTTCAGATGTATTAAAAATGTTAATTCCTGCTGGTGGTTGGTCAATCATTGGTAATGATTATGACACTATTGAATTTATTACCTGCGATCCAATAAGTAAAAAAGAATTTCAGGATGGCTTTGCACAATTTGATGCTTGGCAAGCAGAACAAGATGCAGCCAAAGCAGCAGCCAAAGCAGCAGCACAGGCAAAACTTGCAGCACTTGGTTTGACTGTTGAGGATTTACAAGCTCTAGGTTTGTAATGAAACCTTGGTTGTCTAAAGCAGCT